ATTCATATGGATGATCTCAACAACACCGTAGTATTCGCTGGGGTATTGAAAAGAATTCAAAGGTAACCCTTTGACTGTCCCGTTGGGATTTGCTGCATCATTGAAGGCGAAAACCGATTGCATCCACGCATGAAAATATTTGAATACTGATCCGTCTGCATCGCTATAGAATGTCAATGGGACATCCTGGAATATCGTAGCATACGGACGTTTCTCGACATTGCCGTAGCCAGACATCCTGATCTCATCTGTCTGATATCCCAATCCCGGAAGATAAGCACTGTCACAGAGGAATGTTAGATTCTGTGCGCCTCCTACTATAGCAGGACCTCTGTCAGCCCGTCCAATATTGGCATTTGTTGATCTGGTGATAGTCACCATGAACTTGGATGCCTTGGATAGCCCACCCACTGAATTGACTGCAGAAAGCATTTGACTGATACTAAACGCCATTTATGATGTCTTTCGATTCTCTGTAAACATAGTTTTTAGATTTCTTCGCGAATCTCTCTAACGGTAAGAACATGGCAATGTCCCATTCATTAGCTGGTATCTGCAAAAATCTGCTCCGGACATGACTGTGCAAATATCTCTTGACACAGGGTTTGAAATATTTATAACGAGAAGCTGCATTTAATAGCTTATACGAAGCTCTTATCTTTGATGTCTCGTTGTATTTTTCATTGTTTAACAGGTCATAGAGATAATCTAACAATCTTGCCCTGTATACATGAGGCAGGTAATGCAGATTCATCGCAAGGAAACTATCACCCTGATCTTCGAAAGGAAATATCAGAGGGAATCGATCATAGTAAGGGAGCTCTTCTTTGTATTTTGGATCGTATTGGAACAGGTACATGAATCCCGGACGGACGAAGTTCTTGTTATATTGCGGGTTCCTGCTGACCAACGTCTCTACTCTTACAGATCGAACTTCCCTTGCTTTGTCCCTGAACCAATCTCTGACGTTAGGAGCTCCTGGTTTGAGTGCAGAACCGGTTCCTAAGCTGGATTTACCCTGTTCTAAAATCTTTGTAAAAATAGGCATTATCTCTTATCCAATCCTAGATCTTTTTCTGTTAATATCTTAAACTGCCATTTCCTATCAAGACAGAACTGTTCAGCAGCTTTCCATTTAGCACTATTGACACCATAAGTGGTCACTTCATTGATATATCTTCTGGTTATCTTCTCTTGCCTGACGGGTTCTTTACATTGAGCATGGGGTTTGATCTCTATTATCATCGTATTTATCACGCCATTTTTGGCAGCTGTCTTCACCCAGAAATCAGGAAAATACCTGTGGATCTTGTTATCCATGGGGCTGACATATGGGATTACTATCTCTTCTGATGACCACTGGATCACGCCCGGATGAGAATCAAGGTGCCTCATGAATCTCAGTTCCCATAAGCTCCTATAAACGATGTTTGTAGGATTTCCTTTATATTTTTCAGGAAACTTAGGTTTAAATCTACCCTTATACGACATGCCATATTACCATTATAAATATACGATATATTTATAGGAGTTTATATCGAGCATGTCTGTCGTCACTTCATTTGCATTTCCCCAAGAAGTGCCAGAATTCTATACCAGGATGTCGTTGAGAAAATATGAAAGGCCAAAGCCTGGTGCTGCTTCGACACCTACTATGCGGACATATATACGATTGCCCATTCCTCAGCAATTGATAGATTCTTTTAATATATCTGTCAGCGGAAATAACATGGATCTGTTAGGAAATCTAGATAATGCATCCGCACAGATGCAGGCTGCTGGTAAAACTCTGACTGATGAATTTAAGTCTGCTAGCGAAGGTGAGGGCGCGGCAATTATGAGAATGGTTGGCATGGTCGCAGCTCTGACGCCGGGTATATCAGATAGCAATCTCGGCAAATTTTCACAATCACAACTGGGTGTAGTACGAAATCCCCACTTGACGACCATATTCGAAGGTGTCGCATTAAAGCAATATCAATTCACATGGAAGCTCTCTCCTAAATCGGAAAAAGAAGCACTAATGATGAATAGCATGATAGATTACATCAAAGCATTCATGCATCCAGAGATAATCGGTGAAGGATTTGCCCTGGATTATCCGTATCTTGCCACTGTTGAATTTGTGACAGGATCCAGCAGTGCTAATCTACCTAATGTATCAGATTCATTCATAACAGGTCTAGTTATCAATAGCACGGGTGGAGGAACAGCAGCATTCTATAGAGACGGAAATCCAGTCGTCATAGAAATCACCATGTCTTTGCAAGAGATCGATATCAAGACAAGAGCAGATTTTGCTGCTGGAAAGACAGGAAATCCTTCTCGATCTCTTGATACAGAGACCGGACTACCTCCCATAAGAAATTATGGTCGTGGTGATCGTTAATTTTAAATCAGAGAGCTTAAATGTCATTAGCTAATTATTATCCTTTTGTAACTTATAACAATCTAAAAGCGATCAATCTGCTCGTAGAGGCAGAAGTCGTTAAGAGATATCTAGAAGATTACAGGTTATTCTATACATACATCATAAAGAATGGCGAACGTCCGGACACGCTTGCCTATGATGCATACGGAGATTCCACTCTTGATTGGGTGATATTCCTCACGAACGGCATAGTGGATCCTTATAAGGATTGGATCTTAGATGAAAAACAATTAATATCGTATCTAGAGAAAAAATATAATACTGCAGTAGAAAAATTGACAACTACTACTATAGCAAGTTCTATCGCATATTACTATTACAGAGGGATCGCCAGTGATAGCCCTGAGACAATCGCTTCATATAACTATAACATGACACCAGCGACTTATTCTAAGTTGGGCAGCCCTGCGGGTTGGGTTGCCAAGAGCATATGGGATTATGAGAATGAGATCAATGAATCCAAGAGAGAAATCAAACTGATGCGGAATGAATTCGTTTCTGATTTCAAACAACAAGTAAAAGATATATTTAATAATGGCTAATCTCAATCCTTTAGGTATAACAGTATCCAATATTGAAATAGAAAAGTTCAATAAAAGAGACAAGATGAGTCTGCTGCCGCAGTTCATGGAATTGACCATATATCAATCCATGTTTGAACCTGTTATAAAAGCTGAGATGCTCGTCAACGATCCTATCGGATTGTTCGTCAATTATCCTTTCACGGGTGAAGAGCTGATAATAGTGACATATGATCAGGTCAATACTGGCGGCAGTAACCTTTATAACGCAAGATCAAAAAATCAATTAAAATTCATAATAAAAGGTGTCCGTGATATCATCATCGGCGATAGAGCAAGATCGCTGATGTATATCATAGATCTTGCGAGCCCTCAAATGCTCCAGAACATGAGAGATTATGTGTCTCATGCCTACTATGGTCTGATTGAAGATATGGCGGAGAAAGTATATGATGAATATATTGCGCAGGGAACAACTGATTTATATAAAATTTCAAAAAAACCCTTCGTCAAAGAAACATCGATCAAATCTAGAAAAATGATAGTTCCGAACATCCGACCCTTTCATGCCATCAGTTGGTTGGCGAAACACGCTGTGGCAAAAGAGAATGACAAACATTTCCTTTATCTATTCTATGAAGATCTGAAACAATATAATTTCGTCACTATACAACAGATCATCGAAGATGCTTTAAAGCAGAAAGAGACCCTAAGGAAAAACAAATATAGGTATATCTCAGATATTGCTAGCTTATCTAAATCTACTACAGGAGATTCCAACCAGGATCTCAGAGTGATCACAAATATTGTAAACAACAAGAGATTTTCTTCTATAGAAAAGATAACCAGCGGATACTATCAGAATGAACTGTTTGAGATCAATATGTTACAGAAAGCATATGCTAGCACTCCTACGGAATTAAATGAAACCAATAAATATGATGAGAATATTCCTTCTTTAGAACCATTTACTTTGAATACTCCTGGTTATATCAAGTATGTAAAGAATGAAAAGATAGAAAAAGAATATTCAAACCGGGTTCGTTATATAATAAACAATTTTCCTGATGTTGATGGGCAAGGTATGGGTCAGCCTTCATATAGGAGCAAGTTCGGAAATGTAGCTAAATACATGAATGCTCTCAATCAGATCGATCTGACAATCACTGTTCCAGCAAACATGGATCTGAGAGCAGGTCAGGTGATTTATTGTGACATACCAGAAAATCACGGTTTCAATATCGTTGAAACAGACAAATATATCTCAGGGTTGTTCATCATATCAGAAGTCAAGCAAGTGATCATGCAGGGCAGTTTGGCTGCGACAACTTTACGGATCTATAAAGATGGATATTTTACAGGTTTATTTGAAACCTCTCTTTATAATACATCTAGCACAAATGATCCTACAGGTGGTAGACGATGAATGATGATTTTTATGGCGATAGATTTAGATGGTTCACGGGTGTCGTAAAGGATGTCGGCAACGATGGTCGAGTACGAGTCAGGATATTTGGGATACATGGCACAGAAGATACGACCAGGATATCTGATGGCGATTTACCATATGCCATGGTGTTGTTTCCCACTACTGGAGGACAGACATCAGGAGGTAATGCCAGCCATGGTCTAGTAAACGGCACATGGGTGGTGGGGTTCTTTGCGGATAACGAAGATTCACAACAACCGATCATCATGGGAGTCATCAATGGAGGACAGGGTTCTGTCAACAATTCTCCTGGAGGACAGGCACCT